CTCGATAAACGTAAAGACCATCCTAAAGCAAAATACGGTTATGATATAGACGGAATAGATATTCCATATAACAGACTAGGTGGTAGTAGTTTTGTAATGGATGACGGCGATCAGAATTTAATTAGAGCAACCCACGCTGAAGATGGCCCTCCTGTATATGTAAACAAACGTATTAGTGAAGAAGGCGGCGACGAAACTATTCCACAAAATGAAATGATTAGATTTAGGACTAGAACAGGACATCAGATATTGATGCATAACAGTGAAGATTTAATCTATATTGCAAATTCAAGAGGCACTGCATGGATTGAAATGTCGTCTGATGGTAAAATAGACATACATGCTCAAGATAGTATAAGTGTTATGAGCGATACTGATATTAACTTTACAGCAGAACGTGATTTTAATGTAGAAGCTGGTCGTAATATAAACATGAAAGCATCAGCACGTTGGAGCGATGGAAAACATTTTGAACAAGAAAAACAAAGTGGTAGAGTGCAAATTGAAAGTGCATATAACACAAGTTTATTAGTAGGTGCAGAACATACTATAACCGTTGGCGGCAGTAGTCATTTATCTGCAGATGATAGTATATTTTCAAATGCTGCAAAAAATACACATTTGTCTAGTGGATCACATATGTACCACGAAGCAATAGACGGTGCATTGCATACAAAGGCAGCACAGTCGATATATAGAACTGCCGGATCGAATATCTATGACGATGTTACAGGAAATTACCTATTAACAGTTGACGGTACTATTAACAATCGAGCCGGAATAAGTATTTTAACAAACGCAGTTGAAAATATAAACACCACCGCTGGTATAGATATGTTTAACAAAACTGCAACAGGATCAATACACAATACTGCAGAAACAAGTATTTTTAATAAAACTGTAACTGGTGAAATGCATAATATTGCAGAAACTGATATTTTTAATCATAGTAAAACTGCAAATATTAATAGCCTTGCAGAAGTATCTATTTTTAATCAAGCAAAAACAGCTGATATAAATTCTAAAGCAGAAGGAAGTATTTTTTCAGAAAGTACTAGAAATATAGAATCAAAATCAGGACTTGGTACACATATTACAAGTGGAGCCGAAACACATATTCAAGCAACTGCTAACTTTGTATCTACTGGTGCTGAAATTCATTTTAACGGACCAGCTGCATCAACAGCAGCAGCAGCAACAGACGCCACTGAGGGTGTAGATGCACTACTACCAGCTAATGCTGCAAAAGCAATCGAAGCCGGAAGTCCTCAAATGCCAGCAAAAGTAAGCCCACTACCTGAAATAACGTTACCCTATGTATTACCAGGAGTAACACAACCTATACCATATAATTCAATTGTGCCGAGAGCCCCGCAACATGAACCTTGGCCACATCATGAGAATATGAATCCTTTAGGGTTTAAGCGTGATCAGACAGATAGAGAAGCCCCAGGAATGTTAGCATCAGCTGATAGATTTATATCTCCAGATACTTTCTTAAGAAATTCATCAGTAGCCGAAGCAAGTGTACGAGTAACAGGCTCAGGCGGCGATCTAACAGCTACAAGCATACCAAATGAGGAAGGTTTTTCAGGACCAGTTTGGACTAATGACGAAGGTGATAGTGTAAGAGTCGGTTCAGAAGGAGTAATGGACGAGGCGATGGCTAAGGCTAGAGGGTTTAAGCCATATGTACCGCCAAAGATAGAAGGTTATGACGAAACTGCTAATGTATATTATGTAGCTGCTGTAAAAGCAGGCCCATCTGGCGGAAAATTTAGACATCGTCCTTGCGAACCTAAGTTAATTCAATTATTAGATAAAACTGCATCTATTTGTGATGTAAAAGTAGAAATATTTAGTGCTGGGCAAATGCCTAAATCAGAATGGCAAAGAACGCCAGGAGCACGAGCAAGCGGTGATAACAGATACGTTGGATCACAAAAAGTAGCAACTGGCTCACTGAGACACGATTACGGAAGTGCAGCTGACATATACATATATGATTTTAAAACCGGCAAAACAATTGTTCAAGATAGTCCTAGATTTTTACAATTTATTGAAGAATTTTTTGCGAACGGCGGCAGAGGTGTTGGCGCAAAAAATGGTTATATGGGCGATAATGCTATACATATTGATATTGTTGGTACAGACCGCGGCGGCGGCAATTATTGGCTTTCGTCTCCAGCAGTTATATCGGCATACTTAAGAGGTGTAAAAAGACGTACTTCACCAATACGCAGTGCGTATTATCACATATACAGCAAATAGGTAAATATTATTATGAGTACATTAGAAAAAAATCTTTACAAAAGAGTTACAGTCTCTACAAATAGAGGATCGCAATCTGTAACTCAAGGAAGTGCATATAGAGGATTTTCTAGTATTAATGAAAATGTTGAAGGTTATGCATTATACGATTTTGATCTTATTAAACAAGATATTATAAATCATTTTCATATTCGAAAAGGTGAAAAATTAAGCGATCCGAATTTTGGAACAATTATTTGGGACATGCTTTACGAACCATTTACAACTGAAAACAAAGAAGCTATAATTGCTGATGTAGCTGAAATTATAAACTATGATGATAGGGTAACCGCAGATCAGGTATTTGTTGATACAACTGAAGATGGTATAGAAGTAAGTGCATTATTAACGTTTTTGCCTTATAATATATCAGAACAAATGTTATTTAAATTTGATAAACAAATGCTTGAATAATTAAATGCAACTATAATTATTCCTGATAAATATCATATAACATGAAGGAATAATCTATGTCATCAACCGATAGACAATCTCGAGTAATTGCTACTGAAGATTGGAAGAAAATTTATCAATCTTTTAGTAACGCAGATTTCCAAAGCTATGACTTTGACAATCTACGCAGAACAATGATTAACTATTTGCGTCAAAACTATCCAGAGGATTTTAATGACTATATCGAAAGTTCAGAATATCTTGCGCTAATTGATTTAATTGCATTTTTAGGACAAAACTTATCCTTCAGAATTGACCTAAATGCTAGAGAAAATTTCTTAGAGACAGCAGAGCGCAGAGAAAGCGTATTAAGACTTGCAAAACTTATTTCTTATAATCCAAAAAGGAACAAAGCTGCATCAGGCTTACTAAAGTTTGAAACAGTATCTACAACAGAAAATCTTATTGATAGTACAGGTAAAAATTTACGTGGATCTACTATTTTATGGAACGATAGAGCAAACCCAAATTACTTTGAACAATTTGTTAAGATTATTAATGCAGCCCTTCCGAATGCAGAAGGAGTTGGATCACCTACAATAACAGCAAATATCGAAGGCGTTGTGACAGAACAGTATAGATTTAATGCTCTAAACACCGACATTCCAGTGTTTGGATTTAGCAAGCCAGTAGAAGGCGTAAACACACGTTTTGAAATAGTTAGTACAGGGATCGAAAACGAAACTATTGTAGAAGAAGCACCATTACCTGGTAATAATCCTGCATTTGTATATAGAGACGATAGCCAGGGCGCTGGAAGTTCTAACACAGGGTTCTTTATGCACTTTAAACAAGGACAACTTGAAAATGCATCTTTTAGCACCGGTAATCCGGTACCTAACCAAATTGTAGGAATAGATGACACTAATATTAACAATTCAGATATATGGCTATATTCAGTTGACTCAAATAATTTTGAATCTGCGTTGTGGAAAAAATTAGAATCGGTTGAAGGAAACAATATTATCTATAATAGTTTGTTTAAAGATACCAAAGATGTTTATGCAGTTTCAACAAGATCAGACGATAGAATTAATCTAGTGTTTAGCGATGGTGTATTTGGTAATTTACCAACTGGTAATTTTAGAACATATTACAGAACTAGTGATAATAGAAATATGGTTATTAATCCTGGTAGTCTGCAATCTATTACAATACAAATTCCGTACATTAGCAAAAATAATGCACAAGAAACATTAACAATTGGTCTTAGCTTAAAAAATACAGTGTCAAACGGGCGTCCTAGCGAAACTACCGAAGATATAAAACAAAATGCTCCTGCAAGTTATTACACTCAAAACAGACTAGTAACAGCTGAAGATTATAATATTGGACCTTTAGGAATTGATCAAGATATTATAAAAACAAAAACAGTGAATAGAATTTCAAGTGGAATAAGTAGATACTTTGATTTAACAGATCCAACTGGAAAATATTCAACTACAAGTTTATTTGCATCTGATGGAGTTTTGTATAGACAAGAATATTTAGAAAACTTTAATTTTTCATTTACAACACAATCAGATATTGAAGGTATCATTTACAGTCAAGTTGAACGCAGAATTGCAAGTACTAGTGTACAAAATTACTACAATGAAAACTTTGACAAAGTAAACACTACTGACCTTAATGCAGTATGGAGACAAACTACTTCGAAGACTAACAGATCAACAGGATATTTTGAACAAATTCTAGACTTAGCAGAAATCTTTACAAGTGCTAATGGAAACCAAGCAGCATCTAGTGTTTATAGTGTAGGTACATATACAACTAATGCACTAAAAAATATTAAAACTGGAGCAATGTGTAAATTTACAGCTCCAGAAGGATATCATTTTATGAAAAATGGTAAACTAATGTTAGGCACAGCAGATCACGAAGGAAGCAGTGATTATGTATGGACTACTGTAAAATCAATTGATGCAGATGGCACAGTTGTTGATGATGACGGCTTTGGACCTATTGTGTTTAATGATGTAATTCCAAATGGCGCAATTCTAAATCAAATTTTACCAAAATATTCAACTGCTATTGTAGACGATGTAAAAAAACAAATTATTGACAGAGCGTTTGCTTATAAAGATTTTGCATTAAGATTTGATCAGACATCAAGTGAGTGGAAACTTATTACTAGTGATAATCTAAATACATATGCACCGTTTAGTTTACAACGTCAAGGAGATATTTCTAGATCTAATCAAGATAATAGTTGGGTATTTTATTTTCAAACTGACGGACAAACATTTAATGTAAGTTATAGAAACTTAAGATACGTATTTGAAAGCGATTCAGAGGTAAGATTTTTCTTTGATAGTGCTGATAAGGTATATGATACAAAAACAGGTAAAATTGCACAAGACAAAATTACTATTTTAAACATTAACACAAAACCAAATAGTCTCGGTGCTTTTAATAAAGATTTTGACTGGAGTATTTCTGATGCATACAAAGACTCAGAAGGATATAATGATACTCGTCGTGTACAGTTAGCTTTTTATGACAGCGACGATGATGGAATTTCAGATAATCCCGAACTGTTTAAAGAAATCGTTGATGAAACTGGATTTATATTCCAAAAGAAGTATAGCTCAGTAGACGGCGTACAAGATTATAAGTATTTTGATAATTCTGAGGGCATTGTTAAAGTAAGACAAAACGATGCGCTTGATCCAATTAACGTAAATGCCGAAGTTGATGGACAAGTATTTTATATAGTAGACTTTGATTTATTTAAAGTCCTTAATAAAGCACAAAATAACATGACAATTACAGACGAGTATAGAGCATTTATTGGCAGAGCTGGATTAAAATTTCATTATGTGCATGTTGCAGATTCTAATTATAGAATTGATCCAGCAAGTAGTAATATTTTAGATACATATGTTCTTACAAAAGATTATGACACACAGGTTAGAAAATATGTAAACGGCGGAATCACATCTTTACCTTTGCCTCCTAGTTCTGATGAACTATTTAGAAACTATGGTGCTAGTATAAACCAGATAAAAAGTATAAGCGACGAAGTAGTATTTCATCCAGTAACATATAAAATGTTATTTGGCGAAAAGGCTGATTCAAGATTACAAGTAACATTTAAAGTTGTTAAAAACAAAGGTGTTGCAGTTAATAATAATCAATTAAAGTCTACAATCGTGCAATTAATAAATCAATTCTTTGCAATTGAAAATTGGGACTTTGGTGATACATTTTATTTCCAAGAATTAAGTTCTTATATTATGAATAATTTATCTCCTAACTTATCTAGCATAGTTGTTGTACCAAAGCAGGTCGATCAAGTTTTTGGTAGTTTGTTTGAAATAAAATCAGAATCTAATGAAATATTTTTAAGTGCTGCAACAGTAAATGATATTGAAATAATTGATGAGCATACAGCAACTAATTTACAAGCATCAGGACTAGTTGTTACAAGCATATCAAGTACAATGCAAGGTGTACAAACTAGAAGTACAAATGCACCAACTACTTTACCAAGTAGTAGTGCAACAACTACAGTTGTACAAAATACTGGCGCAGCAATAGTCACAGGTGCAAACGATGCGACTTCAGTAACATATAATCCAATAGGAAATAATGTTGCAAATAATAATGACGAAGGAAGTAACTACTAATGGCAAATACACAGGGCGAATTCGGGTTACCAACTCCTAATGACGATAAAAGACAGAGTGCAAGATTCCTTCCTAGATTTTTTAGATCAGAAGCAAATTTAAAATTTTTACAAGCAACAATTGATCAACTAATACAGCCAGGTGTAGCAGAAAAATTAAGCGGATATGTAGGCAGAAAAACAGCCAAAGGTTTTAGAAGCACAGATACATATATTCCAGAAATAAGTACACAGCGCCAGTCTTATCAATTAGAACCAGGTGTTGTTATTAAAGATAATGTCGACAATGTTAAGTTCTTTAAAGATTATAACGATTATATAAATCAATTAAAGTTTTTTAATGTTGATGTAAGTGACCATAGTGTAATTAATGAACAAGAATCATATCCTTGGAACCCAAATATTGATTGGGACAAATTTGTTAATTTTAGAGAGTATTATTGGTTACCGAATGGTCCGCTAAGTGTTCCAGTTGAAGGCCAAAGCGAAGAAGTAACTAGTACATATACAATTACAGCTGAAGATCAAGGCGGAAATTATGCATATGTGTTCAGTAATAGACTAGCACGTAATCCAAGTGTAAAATTATTTAGAGGACAAAAATATAGATTTGAAATAGATTGTCCACATCACCCAATTGCTATTGCAATTACAAGATCGTTTACTCCGGGTAATGCAGTAATTGTTGCAACACAGGAAGGCATACGTAATGATGGCCTTTTTGATGCTGAATTGTTTGGTGCAGAATTTGATGCGGGAGATTTTATTATACTTCCAGAAGAAGGCGGCGTAACATTTGAAGATTCAGATAACGTAAGTACACTTTATCCTGACGGAATAAAGAAGCTAGGTGACGCAGGCGAAGAAATAGCCAACATCTATATGACAAAAGGCGCAATTGAATTTACTGTTCCATATAATGCCCCAAATAAATTATATTATATAAATTCTAATGATATTGACATGAGCGGAGAATTTAGAATTTATGATATTGAAGAAAATACATATCTAAATGTACGTGATGAAATTGTCGGCGCAAAAACTTATTCAAGTGCTAACGGTGTTAAATTTACAAACGGATTAAAAGTATTTTTTAGAGGACAAACTACTCCTGAACATTTTGCTGAAGGCAATTATTATGTCGACGGAGTAGGCACAAGTATACAATTAATTGCAGAAGACGATTTAATACTTCCACAGGCATATACAGAAACAGAGGTAATTGAATATGATACTGATAAATTTGACAGATTACCGTATTCAACTGCAACAGGTTATCCGGCATTAAAAGATTATATAACAATTAATCGAGCAAGTGCTGATGGTAATGCTTGGGCACGTTCTAATAGATGGTTCCATAAATCAGTAATTGAACAAAGTGCAATTTTTAATAATTTTGCCAATGATGTAGACGAAACTACAAAAGCTTCCAGACCAATTATTGAATTTGAGCCTGGCTTACATTTATATCAGTATGGCACAGAGTTTAAGAAAGACATTGATTTAATTGATACATTTACAACAGATGTATTTTCAACTATTGAAGGCAGCAAAGGCTATAATATCGACGGAGTAGATCTAGTTGAAGGCATGCGTGTTTTATTTACTGCTGATACTGATATCAGAGTAACAGGAAAAATTTACGAAGTTAAGTTTGTAAGAATAGTTAATGATAATTTAATTAGTTTAATAGAAACAAACGACACTTTGCCATTAGAAAATGAAAATGTACTTGTTAAGCAAGGTACAAAAAATAAGGGCAAGGTATACTTCTATAGAGACGGTTGGAAAGAAGCACAAGAAAAAACAAAAATAAATCAACCACCAATGTTTGCTTTATATTCACCTTCGGGTGATGCATTTAGTGATATGGAAATTTATAACAGTTCTACTTTTACTGGAACAAAATTATTTTCTTATAAACAGGGTACCGGAACTGTTGATAGTGAACTAGGATTTCCGTTATCTTATAGAAACATTGACAATACTGGCGATATACTTTTTGACTTTAATTTAGAATCTGATTCATTTACTTACCAGTTAGAAGAAACAACAAACAGCATATTTACAAAAACAGGATTTCTTAAAAAATATATATCTAGAGAAAAATTTAAATATGCAAACGGTTGGAGTAGTATACCATATGTATCAAAGCAACCAGTAGTTAGAGAATATCAAGCATCAATTAATCAACAAACTAGTTTTGAAATTGACGTTTATGATAATGCTACAAATATTACTGACTTAAATGTTAAAGTGTTTGTTAATAATATTATACAGAATAAAAATCTATATACACTTATAAAAAATAATAATAGACTGATAGTTGAATTTTCTAATAATGTAGAAGTGGGCGATTTAGTTGTTATAAAAACACAATCGTCAGCTTCTAAAAACGAAAATGGATATTACGAGTTTCCGATTAATTTAGAAAAAAATCCGTTAAATGCTGACGTATCTACATTTACATTAGGCGAAGTTAATGATCATGTAAAAACTATGATAGACGACCTTAGTGATTTCGATGGTGTTTATCCAGGATATAGCAACTTAAAAGATTTAGGCGATTTAGATCGCTTCGGCAAACGTTTTGTAAAACATTCAGGTCCGCTTAATTTACCAATGTATCTTACATTAGATAAAAAATACAATATTATTAAATCTATAGAATATTCTATGAGAGAATATAATAAGTTTAAACGAAACTTTTTACAAACTTCAGAAACATTAGGTTTTGACGGTGAAGTAAAACAGCATGTTGATGCAATTATCAAAGAGCTAAACAAAGATAAAACTAAAACACAGCCTTTCTATTTCTCAGATATGATCGGATACAAAGGACATATAAGAAATGAATATGTCATATTTGATGATGCAAATACTTATTATCCATTAAGCACAAATTTTAATTTAAAAACGCTTAATACTAGCTCAGTGTTAGTTTATTTTAACGGCGAACAATTAATTCATAACAAAGATTATATTTTTACAGACGAAAGTTTTCTACAACTTTTAGTTGCACAACAAATTAATGATGTAGTAGAAGTTTACGAATATAATAATACGGATGGTTCGTATGTACCGCCTACACCAACAAAACTAGGCTTATACCCTAGTTATGAACCACAGATTGTTCGTGATGATGAATGGTTATCAAATCAAAATCAAATAAACACAGCAGATGCTTATCAGCTTTATGGTCAAAACACTTCTAGTAAAAAAGTAGGATGGTTCTATCCTTTATATGTTGATCGCTCTGCGGCAAAACTTGCTGACAGTAATGGCGAAGTAACTCAAGTTGAAATAAACGGTAGTAGCAGAATTTATTTTGCACCAAAATCTTTGTATGTATGCTCTAAAAGCGCAAGTTTGTCTATACCAGTATATCCAGTTGGCAAAGCAATAATTATTGGACATGACGGTAGCCGAATTTTAGCATATGAAGATTACAGAGACAATCTACTTTTA